TGTCCTTTGCCTTTCTTACGCCTCTACCAATACTCTGAATTACCCTAACAAAACTTTTTCCAGGCTCGAGCAGAACAAGATTAAAGATACGAGGAATGTTAAGACCCACAGCAGCAACTCCATAGGTTGCAATGATAACTTGGTTAGTACCTTCTCTAATCGTGTCGTATGTTTCTTTTCTATCCTTTACCTTAACCGAACCGCTGATAAATGTGCTGTTGGGTATAAGCTTTTGTAGTTCTTCGCCTGCTATGATTCTGTCTACCAGTATTAGTGTGTTGCCTGATTCTTTGATTGTGTTTAATAATTTGCCTAGATATTCTATTCTATCTTGATTTGTAACAAGATACTTTAATTCTTCTTGATAGCCTCTGTGTGCTACTGTGTCAATCAACTGTACCACATTGACGTGGCATTGTGCCAACACACCCTTGTCTTGTAGTTCCTTGGCACTGATCTGTCCAATAACCGGACCGACACTAGCATGAATTGATTCAAACTCAAACTTCTCTTTGGGCACTGTGCCAGTTAGTCCCCAACGAATAGGAGCATTGCGTAGGTTGCGAGTCAGTAGGTTCTTAAGCACCTCTGCCTTGGCTTGGTGGCAGTTTGAAACTACAACATCATTTGCAATATAGTTATGGTCTGTTTCTACATGAAGGTTATAAGTTTCATGTGGCTTTTCGATTTCTTTTTTACTGATTAACTTCATAAAGTTTCCTAATTTTATTTTGTGTTTTAGTATCAAATTCGGTCAAATCATCAGGCATTGGCCGAGTTATAAAATATTCTTTATCTGCTAATACTAAATTATATCCATTAGCATTGCACCACTCTTCGGCTGTAGATATTTTAGTTTGTGTTTTTTGGTCATTAAAGAGTTCTCTAGGTTTTACTTCAATTGCAGTTTTAGTTTTATGATTAACAAAATCTACTATGTAAATATGTTCTTTGCATTCAAACACATAAGGTATTCTTAAAGTTTCATACTCGGCATCAGGATCGAAATATTGATAAAGTGATTCCCAACTGCTTCTGTATTTTTTATTTCTATAATAAGAATTCCAATGAGTATTTCTATTATTAGAATTTGGCGTAAACTCTCCTGAAAGAATTTTTTCTTTCATTAAGTTACTTCTGTATTCTTTTTGTTCTGCGGTCATCATTGTTCCGTACATGCCGTTTTTTGCACCAGTATTAGCAACACTTATCTTTTCTTTTGTTTCAGGAGAATGCGAATAAGAATAAGGATAATTTCCCTTCATATCTTTATTCCATGGCGTTCCTGTGTTTAGGTTAGATTTAATTTTTTTTCCATGCTTTTCTTGGCATTTAATTCCGCCTTGCACAGAAGTCAAGGATCTACACTTTTTTTCGGCCAATTCTCTTTCATCACTATTAATACTGTAAAGTATGTCGAAATTTTCTTTCCAAACATTATCTCCTGACATCACTCTGTTCTTACAAAGACGAACGTCCTTCTCAGTCTCAAGGATTAATCCATTTGATAGGATAACTTTTTTACCAGTTATTTTTTCTGCTTGCAGTTTTTGATGATTTATTTTTAAAATTTTATTAAACTTTTCTATATCAAATTGTTTTGCCATAAATACTTCTCCTTTAGCTATATGTATTTATGTTAATAATTTCTAAATCTTCAGTTAACTGATCTGCCCTAACCCAGCCATTGTCTGTTAAAAATTTATGGTTAGCAGTAACTTTAGTTTTTATACCGTTGTCAAACTCTATCTCTAGCATTTTTTCACTTTGACTATGTGTTAAGTTTTTATGAACTTTAACTACGGTATCTTCTTTGTATTGTTTTGTTTTTTCACATAGATTAATTACTTTGTCGCCTGCCTTTAAATCTTTAATAGGCACTTGACCACTCGGTGTTGTGATAAGAGTGTCGCCTGCAAAACATTCGTCGACAATAATTGTACGTACCTCATCTAAAAATTCAGCCAGTGATAGCACTGCTGATCCGTCCTTGTGCTTCTTGTCTAATATGTTTAGACTTTGCCAAGTACAGATAGTGTGAGTCTTACCCAGTTGCTTTCTGTCTCCGAAGTACACCCCTACGTCGAGCCCACAGTTGATGTAGTCTTCTTCAGTTTGTTCGACAAGTGATTTGTTTGGAACAATAACTAGACTACGACCGTAGGGCTCGCTTATGTGTGAAAGTGTTGCTGTGGTAATTGTATTATGATGTAATACTCCGTCTGCATCATAATATAAGTACGGTGCATCTATTCCGATATCGTAAAATGTAGTATCGTCAATATTGTTAATACTACTAACCTTAACATTCCCGTTAATAGTTTCTACCGAGTCGCCAATTGCTAATGAATCTGCAAATACGTCTGCATTATTATATCTTAATATATGCTTATTAGCACACTTTATTTCTACACCATTTGCAAGTAATAGTTTTATGCCTTCTAACTTTTCTTTTTTAATTATAATATTAATAGTAGCAGTTCCTGATGGTGTATTAACTTTACAATCAAGATCTTTAATATTAATTTCGCAGTTATCGTTTAATAGTACTCCTTTGTACTCTGCAATCGACTCTGCTAGTTCCCCTATTTGAATATTACATTTCATTAAGTTTTCCTTCTATTTAGTAGAAATTGAGCAAAATCAGAATTACCTACATCTATATCCATTGTAGAATCATAAGTTCGACATTTGCCTGCGCCAGTGGCAATCTGTTGCAGGCTTTGTGGATGGGCTAAAAAGTTATTAATTGCTTCGACTTGATAATCACGAAGCATAATAAGTTCACCCTCGGCATGATGACCTTTGGGCCAGCGTATATTTTGATCTGCCCAATAGTTTTCTGTAACTGGATCAAAATCTATATCAATTGGATGTCTACGATCATCAATGTCTACAATTTGTACTTTGTTTTTTTGTAGAATAGCCTGTACAACATCAAGGTGATTGATGTATCCGCTTCCGCTAATACCGAAGAATGCAACTTTACCATCCCAACGCCCAAGCTTGTACTGCGGCATGTGCTTGGCATAAGGCACTTCAAACTTAAGAGCATTGGCTAGTTGTCTTCTAACATCAACGTCAACTCCTTCTAATTTGAAATTTACTTCATCTTCTATAATTAATTTACATGTAGTCATAGGATTTCTTTACTCTAAATAAACTAGGTTCTTTGTCATGACATACAATTAGATCGCACATATCATTTATATAATGATTATTGAGTGTATGAGATCTTACACCTGTTAGTGTCAGTGTAGCAACAGGCTTCCACTCAGTGTTGACAAGAAGTTTAGGAAGCTTAGTTTTGTTAATATATACTATTTTAGTAGAATTGTCAAGCCAATTGTTTAGTTTGTTATCCTGTATAAAATTATTTAAATTATATTTGTCAGTGGTGTCAACTCTAAACAATACTGTTTGCAATTCGGCAGGAACAAAATACGAAAATGCATCGTACACACTTGATACTTGTTCAAGTGCTGCATCGTGGTCAATAACAACCAATAATGGAAATCTATCCAGACTTACAATTGCTTTTGCAAGTTTATTTAAATCAAACGCAGCAGGATCAATGTTGACAACTGTATCGTTTCTAAATGCAATTTTATCAACAAGTGTATCTGTATTGTCAGCACTTATCGAATCGATTCCATATCTTCTTTTTCTATCAACTAATTTAACAAGATCAGATTCAGTGATGGCGCCTAGCTCGTTGTAAATTAATTTATATGCGTTTTGGCTCAAGTTTAATATCTTGGTACCCTTCACATGTACCAAATATTCTTCTTTGTTATCTGTAACTGCTTTTATTTTATCATAGTATTCAAGCAAAACTGGATCAATTTCAAATTGTTTTTTAACAAACGCTTCAACAATGTCCTTTACTGTATTTTCAGTGAGCCTAAAATAATGTTCGTGCGTGCCGCTTTTGTGACTATAAATCTTACGATGCTGATTGGAAATCTTTTCAATCAATTGAATTGTTTTCTTGGCAAATGGAAATTTGATTTTAATCCATTTCCAGTTTTCTTTCCTAGCTTCATACGGTGCTGAGCCCGCCATTTCAACAGTTGATACAATTTTTATATACTGACTTCTGTCTACAATCCGTAAAGGCATTCTTAGAGAATCAAAATGCAGTTCAATGTCAAATTCAAACTGCTCCTTGTAAGCAAGCAATTTAGTTTTAACTAGCGCATGTTGCTTATCTGTAAGCGAATTTCCTTTTTTGACCTGGCGAGATATACTGGTCAAAATAGATACATCGGCTGAGCTAACTTCTAGGCTGTCGACTAATAGGTGTAAAATATCTTCTATATACATACGTTTAATATAACGTATTACAATTGGTTTGTCAATCTTTTCAATGGTATGCCTTGTGAAATTTCTTCAACGGTCCACTCTGTGTGAGCATAGTCGTTGAGCCACTGTGTTCTATCTGGCTGTAGAGGAGATTCTATGTCGTGTATAAAGTCTATGTCATTGGCCGCGTCGTACGCCAGCGAGCTGGTGCCTACAAACGCTGCTACGCCTTCTAGTATGCTGTGTATGCCCGGGTTACTGCTGTAGCTTACAGTGGCCCATATATTGTCAAAGTTCATATCAAAGTCATCATAGGTTCCTAATAGATGCCGAGGGTCCTGTCTATAAACATGCTTCAGTCCTCTTTCTATTTCGGGCAAGCGACATCTAGGATGTGGTCGAAATATTATGGGGCGGTCAGTGTGCTTGCGTATTTCGTCGTAGGTTTTTAAGAACCAGTTGCTCATACTGGGTTGGCCTTGCCACTGTAAACTTTTGTCGTGCTGACCGCATATGAGAATATATTCGCCGGTGCTGCGCCAAGGTTTTAGTTCAACACCTAGCGCCTGCGCTCTCGTTCCATCATTACCACCATCATTGAAGTAGGCATCTCGGTTGATGCCATTGAGCCCCACTTTCCACGTTGTGCCTCTTTTGATGCCGCCTACTTCAAGAACAATAACAGGCCTTTTTTGTTTGTATATTAATTTGTTCTGAGCCATACGACCGTGCCATAGAACACTCCAGATAACATTAACATCGCAGTTGTTAGAGTTCTCAACACAGGTATGTCCTTGAGATGCTGCACCTTGAGCAAATGCATTAAATACCGGCTTGCTATTTAGAGCGCCATATTGTGTCCATATACTAAACTTCATTGTGTAAATACCATGTAACATATTTAACAAGGAAAAACAGTTGACTAAAATTTCTGTAGTATCAACATTTCATAAGCCAGTATTAGATTTATACGGACAACGGTTTCTAGACAGCTTTAGTAAAAATGTCGATTCAAAAATAAAATTATTTTTGTATGCTGAAGATTGTACACCTGTGGTCAATGACAATCGAATTTTTATATTAGATCAGAAAACAGAACTACCCGAGTTGATTAAATTCAAAGAACGTTGGAAAGATGTTCCAAAGGCAAATGGAAAATGCCCTCCTGAAATAAAAGCAAAACGTCCTAGAGACTGGAACAAAGAATTTAAATGGGATGCTGTGAGATTTGCCAACAAAGTATATGCTGTGTTTGATGCAGCACAGCGTTGTGAAAGCGACTGGATTGTATGGATGGACGCAGACATGTACATACATTCTCATATGCCCAAGCAAGCATTCGAATCCTTATTGCCAAACAATTCATGGCTGAGCTATTTAGGAAGAGGAAAGAAATGGCCAGAATGCGGATTTTACGGTATTAATTTACGCAGTACTGAAGGCAAAGAATTCTTAAAAGAGTTTGAAAAATCTTATCAAGATGCCGAACATGGTATTTTTCAAATGGATGAATGGCATGATAGTTACGTATTTGAAGAAGTACGTAAAAGTATTTTTACCAAGTTTCCTAATACACCAATCTATAACATCAGCGGAAATATAATCAATGGCGAAGGGCATCCACTGATCAACAGCGATCTTGGAAAATACATGGATCATCTAAAGGGTGACAGAAAAGAACTTGGAAAAAGTATCAAGTCTAAAGATTTGGTTGTTAAACGAACTGACAGTTATTGGCAATAATTACGCATGTGACGCCAGCAAGTGCCATCTTCTAATTCACTAAATTTCCAATGAAACATACTAATGCGTTCTAGCCAACGTTGTCTATCAAACTGTTTGGGATTTTCGATTAAGCTAAAGTCAGTGTTTGCAACTTCAGCACATTGACTTTTTTTAGGATCGGTAATAAAAGCATGATAACCTTGTATAATAGGTCCTACTACAGCACTGCTATTGTGATTTACAACTGCCCATGCATTTGTCAAGTCTGTTTCTAATCCTGCATTACCTAAACTAATATGTACATTAGGAAGATTTTTTAGTCTAGTTGTTCTGTTGTGCAAATACACAGCCGCTCTTTTGTCCCCAGGATGTGACCTGATTATAATTGGACGTTGGGTGTATTGTCTAATTTTTTTAATTGTGTCTAGTGCCCAGTCTTGAACATCTAGCCCATTCATGCTCCATCCGCCGTTGCGTTGTAACATAACTACAATGTTTTTACCAACTGTTTTATAATTTTCTAGGACAATATCATTATCTAAAGATATTTGTTGCCATCTTTTGCTGTCAATAATGTCGTCACAATATATTCCAGTGTTAGGAAATATACCATTGAAACTGTATCTCAAATATCCATGAAGATTTTTTTTATTCCTATATAAAAATAAATTAGCATCAGCACATGTTACAAACTTACGTTTTTGCAGTTGTGTATCGATTAGTGCTTTTCTTAATGTTAGGTGACGAGAAGAAACATCATCATAAACCCATCCTTGTATAACTGCCATATCACAGTCGAGTAAATCATAACCAGAATGTAAAATTCCAGTATCTCCAATTTTATTAACTCCAGTTATAAATTTTTTCAACAGTTCTATTTTTTGAGGATTTGAATTTTTTGCAGGAACTGTACTTAAATAACTAACTATCTTCATTTACAACTTTCCAAGCATATCCAGATCTCATTTCTTTTGATGTAAACTGGCAATAAGATAAATGTGCTGCAAATTTAATAATTTCCTGTTGGGTAGGCAAACTAAGTCTTTCTATAGAATTAAGATCAACATCGCATATTGCACTTGCTGCATTAGGAGCCAACGCTATAGCCGGAACACTATAAAGTATTGCTTCTGTAGCAGCAATACTATTAAATGTAACCAAGCAATGTGTATTTTCTAAGGCTTTCCATATAGTATTATTGGTTACTCGTTCTGATCTGCTGGGCTTTTTTCTGATTTCAATCGGCCTATTGGTTTTAGATTTAATCGTATCTATAACAGTTTCTAGCCACTCGTTCAATTCTAGATTATAAAACTTCATTACCTTTTCACTAGGCGGACAAATTAAAATCTTATTTCCTGGTCTTGGATTTCTATACTTCCAGTTTAGTTTTTGTAATCTATCTACCGGCCTATCTTTTAAAGGTCCTATATGTTGTAAAGCATTTTTTGTAATTCTGTGATAATCTTTCTTAGTACCCGGTTGAACATATCCAGTATCAATAGCGTAAAAATCAATGTTGTTTTCTTGGCAGTGCTTAATAGCTCGCTGGCTGTCTGTGGCTAGCCCTCTTATAACCAACGGACAATCAGTTTTATCTTTTTCTAAATCCCACTTAGATAACATGCCAGTAGATCCTAATACAAAATCTTCAAGAATTGGATCATAATTATAATTACGAGTGTTATTGTCATAATCTGTGTTATGAATAGATCTAACTCTTATTGGCTTAGGCATATTAATTTCCTTGGGTGTGTAGAATAACTGTTCAGGATCGATTATTTCGTTAATAGTATTATTGATCAATGTTAAAAAATAATCAGGTAATGTTAACTCATTGATGCCAATTACTTTATTTTCTAAATATATTATTCTTTTTTTTTATCTTCTAGTTGAGTGTAAAGATAATGACGTTCTGCATTATACCATTCACTGGCATATTCGCAATCTTTGTATTCTTTAAACCAAGGACCTCCCTCGGTATAATGTAGCGCCTTTGGTTCTCCATTAACTGATTGTTTGTACCAACCAACCAACCAATTCCACTCGTGACTTATTTGTCCTATTTCGCTATCGTTCAACCAACTAAAGCGATGCAAGTACGCTCCGGTTACTCGAGAGTTGTTGACCAATTCTCTGTTTAATTTTTTATTACTGACATGCCCGCAATTGATTAGCATCATACTTGACCAATTTTTTCTTGGATAAATGGTTTGCTGTTGCCCATCCATCTTGGTGCCTTCTTTGGGTGTATAATCGTGATGCGCACACATTACTGCATAGGTATCGTTAACTTGATCAAATAGATTTTTAATATCGTCTAAAAATACAAAATCGCAATCAATGAACAATGCCCAGCCGTTAAAACCCATTAATTCTGGAATTAGAAAACGAGTAAATGTAAATTCAGTTGATGCTAATTTATCTACATCTCTCCAATACGTTCCTTGTTTTCTAAGTATTTTTTGTTTTAACGGAATTACTTCAACTGGCACACTAGCATGATCTAGTATACTTTGTTTGCACACTTGATATGCGATATCTTCTCTACTGTCCCAGCCTACAAATATTTTTAATGGGTTAATCTCTTCGTTCAATGTCATTCTCCGTTAGTTCTTTGCCCATCCATACTTCAACAACTTTAGCTGTGTTGTTGCCTATGTTAGTAGCTTTGTGCCATGTGTTTCGAGGAATGTCTATACTATCTCCGGCTGCGTATATTTTTGAAGTAGTATACTCGTTTTGAAATTCTAAATCCATGCGTATCTTGCCTTCAACAACATGCCAATGTTCACTGCGTTTAAAATGGCGTTGGTCACTAAGTGATTTACCTGCATCAAATGCTAATTGTTTTACTTGCCATCCTTCGCCGTTGTCCAACACAGTGTACCTGCCCCATGCACGTTCTGTAGTTGGCTGACTCCATTCTTTGAGTATCCAACTTGAACTATTCTTTTTATCCTCGCCGCCAACTTCAAACACAAACTCGACATCTTTATGATTGCCATATAATGTCTGTTCAGGAATTGTACCAGGAGTTCGGTCGCCGCCGTTGGCAACAATAACTTTTGCATTGGTTGTTTGTAGTATATAATTAATTGCATTTGAAGTGCCACCTTGATTGTCATCAGTAAACCCAATAACTCGATCAACCACTTCTAAACTTTTAATAATAGTTGTACGTTCTTCAAAAGACATAAAAGGGCGACCCTTTTTGTTGACTAACCACTCGTCTGAATTAACGCCAACCCATAACTCGTCGCCTAATTTTTTTGCTGCTTGGAAATAGGCAATGTGCCCGCTATGAAGAGGATCAAATCCTCCTGATACAAATACAATACGTTTCATGTAGTTATTTACATATCACCATCCAAAGATGTAATCTTTTCTGACGTTACTCAGTTGTTTAGCACCAAGCTGTTTTAAATAGGTAGCAGCACAATACTCTGATTCAGGATGCTGTTCGACAACTATGATAGGTTTGTATTTTAATATAGTTTGCTCGCCGCCTTTGATCACTTCAAGCTCATGTCCTTCGCAATCAATTTTTAATAATCCAAATTTTGGTAAATCAAGATCATCCATGCGTTTGATATCTATGGAGCCTGTGCCTATTTCACTAACATAACTACTACCAGTATTTTCAGCATTGTAAACCATTTCAATCTTGTTATTTACACTGCCTAATGCGTGTTTGTGTATTTTTATGTTACGGCCATGCAGATTCTTTTCTAAGCATTGATATACCGGTGCTAGTGGTTCAAACGCAATAACATGATTAAACTTTTTTGTTAATGGTCTTGCCCAAAGTCCAACATTAGCACCTACATCAACTGCAATATAAAAATCTTTTACATACTTGTATGCTTCATCTCTAGTGTCGTCTTGATACTCAGCAGGCCCGCCATTTTTAATACGCTTGG